CGGCAAATCTCCTGACTTTACTTCGGGAGGCATGACAACAAAGCTCCCCATGAAAATCATTTTAAGTAATGTATTAATTTGAAGTTCAAATGATTGTGATGCTTCGGGACGATTCATAAAGCCTGCATCATCATCCTTCCCCATAGTGATAGCTTTTACCGCACCATACATATCTCCCTGAATTTCAACATCTTCTCCTTTAAGTAACATGATCGGAAATGCGTATGCCATATTGTTTTGACACAAATGGGAAATAGCCAGTTCGTACTTGTCGATATTATCTTGTGAAAAGCTCCAGCAAGCACCGTGTTTGTCCCGATAATATACAACCGGACATTCGGCAAATCCATGATCGTGTTCTTCCACTAATGTATATCCTTCAATACCGAAATACTGTTTCACTTTGTTTATTGCTCCGACTATTCCCCTTTTATCCTGACGGTAACGGTACATTTTTTTATTGTCCCACACTTCTACCCAAGAAATGAGTTCCTTTCCCTCTTCGTCATAGTCACTGTATCGTCGGGCAAACAGTGTCATTTGACCGGTTATGGAGTCGTAGTGAGGATAAAGAGTGTCACCATCAAAATAGGAGAGATTCTTGGTGAATACCTTACCTTCATTCATATAGAATACGATTGCTGCATCTCCCGTTATTTTTACACTTTTGGCATATTCGTAAAATGCAATTTCCATATTCTTATCCAGCCATCCTTTTTGAAATTCGAGAAATATTTCCCGTGAACTATCATCGACTTTGGTATCGGTCAGCTCATGATGAATGTCATTGCCACATAGATGTACAAGCTGTTGAATAGTGATTATCATCTGAAAGGGAAAAGAGGCACGGAACACTTTTTCTCGGAAGAACCGTTTCTTCTCTTCGTCATATTTCAATCTATCCGGGTAAAACAATTCCGAATTGATCTTGTGCCCTGAAGGATAAAACTCACGGATAAAATCAGCCTGCGAAATGAGTTGCCATGTCAGCCTCTCACTATTGTTTGTGAACGATGCGTTTCTTAAATCGCTCGTAATCCTGCCTTGCAAGTAACCTTCGGGAGTAACCCTTGCAAAAGGCTTTTTTGTAAGAATCTCTGCTAT